AGCTGCTGGCGGCTCTGTAACAAACAACACGCCTTATCTTGTTGGCGAACGTGGCCCTGAAGTGTTTGTGCCATCAGGCTCTGGAACTATTATTCCAAATGGACAAATAGGCGGCATGGGCGGCACTACCAACGTGACAAACAACTACATCAACGCCATTGACACTAAGTCGTTTGAAGACAGGCTGCTAAACAGTTCAAACGCAATTTGGGCGGCTAATCAATATGCCAACAAATCATTGGCAGTCAACAGGGGTCGCGCATGAGCTTCCAAACCATATTTGAAAATCAAGAGTCCATGACGGTGAACAACCGCCGCATGGTTGGTCAGCAAGTTGCTAGGTCGGGCTTTATTACTGTGGCGCAATACCTTACGGCTGTGCCTTGGGTGTTCACGGTTACGCCTAACAACTATCTGTACTACCCAACAGCTAGAGCAATCATTCAGGCGATTGACAACAAAGACCGTCAACTGCCGGAAGTCATCACTTTTAACAGCAGTCAGTTGTCTTGGTTTACGCAAAAACTCGGAACGGCTTCTACTGCTACATTGAATGGTACGCCTACACCCAACACACAAACGCTTGCCTTGACCTCTAACGGGACGTTTAAGGCGGGTGATTTCATCATGGTGGGTGGATATACCTACAAGATCACGGCAGACTCTGCTGGAGCTTCTGTGAACATCCACAGGCCATTGATCGGTACGCCTAGTTCTGGCGCTACTGTGTCTATTGGCAACGCTTGCACATTTAATGTTGTGGCTGAAGTCTGTCCGACATATACTCTTACACCAATGACAAACGGCGCTTTTGTCAATTGGGATCAACCGTTCGTATTTCGGGAATACATCACATGACAACAATTGCTGCTGTAACTGGCCCACAGATTAACCATGCAGAATTTGTACGGCTGACGGTCGGCACTGCTGCAACTGTTTACACCTTTTGTAATGCTGCTGCGCCCATTACGGTCGGAGGCATTACCTTTACTAACCTTGGCGCATTGCTCAGTGTTGGTGACGTTCAGCGTGACATTAAGGCCACATCTGATGACATGACTATTCAGTTGACGGGCATTAATCCAACACAAATTGCTTTGATTTTGAGCAACGACATTAAAGGCTCATTGGTGGAAGTATGGCGTGGATTTTTTACTTCAAACAACCAGATCATCACAACGCCTACAACGCAGTTCTTTAAGCGTTATCAGGGCATCATCAATAGCGTGTCAATCACTGAAGACTTCAATAGTGAACTGCGACAAAGGATTGCCACTTGCTCAATTGCGTGTTCGTCTATGCGCCGCATTCTGGAAAACAGATTGTCTGGTGTAAAGACAAACCAAAGCAACTGGCAGTTTATCTATTCCAACGATACGTCAATGAATCGTGTGTCACAGATTTCCAATCAATTTTTTGACTTTGGTACGCCACCAAAAACGGAAACTCAAGCCAGCGAAACAACAACGACTTATACAGATGCTTAAACATGATAAGACTAGCGACAAGATACGACATTCCAAGACTCTTAGAAATTGTTGAGGCATATGCGTATGAAAACCCGATTAAAAAACTTGGTGACCCAAGCAGCCACAATGCTAAATACGTTGAGGAACTTTTGTTTGGCATCATCAAAGGCCGTGGTTTTATTTACATTGACACGCATATGCGCGGTGCGATTGTGGCTTACAGGTGTTCTAACATCTGGTCACCACAAGTAAGAGAGTTAAACGAGTTGCTTTGGTGGGTAGAGCCAGAGCATAGGAACGGCACTATTGGCGGTAGGCTTTGGAAGGCGTTTGACGACCATGCAAAGGCTATGCTTGAAGCTGGTGACATTGATTTTGTGTGTACGTCAATCTCGGCTAATGGCCCATTTATTGATTACACACGCAGGGGCTATAAGCCTGTTGGCGCAACATTTGTTAAGGAATAAAAATGGTTGGTAATTTACTTATTGCTTATGCCACCAATACGGCTGTTGCAGCATTTACATTGGCACAAACTGCTGCTGCTTTTGCAATCAATTTTGCCGTTTCTCAAATTGTCACTCGCGTTTTTGCAGACAATCCAGAGCGCCAGCAAGACATGGGTGTTCGCCAGCAAGTGCCTCCAAGCGCGGTAAACGCTGTTCCGATTGTTTATGGCGATGCTTACATGGGCGGCACATTTGTTGATGCTGTCTTGTCTATTGACCAAAAGACAATGTATTACGTCATGGCAGTTTCAAGCATTAGCCCTAACGGACAGTTTTTGTTTGACAACACCAAAATGTATTATGGTGATCGCTTGATGACGTTTGATGGAACAGATCAAACAAAAGTCATTAGCTTAACTGACGAGGCAAGCCCTCCTAACGTAGACACAAAAATCAACGGCAACTTGTTCATCTACTTGTACCGTTCAAACGCTGCCGGAACAATTACGCCTTTGAATGGCGCTCCAGCACCAAGCACTGTGATGGGCGGTGTTGATATTGCTGCCGGACTAAGATGGACAGGCACACGACAAATGAACGGTCTTGGCTTTGCGATTGTGAAGCTAATTTATAACCGTGATGCCGGAACTACACAACTTTCACCGATTACTTTTAAAGTTGCTCATTATTTGAATGGCGCTGGTTCAGCAAAGCCGGGAGATGTTTGGTATGACTACATTACAAACGCGGTTTACGGCGGCGCTGTTGACCCTGCATTTGTAGACAGCACAAGTCGAACAACATTAAACACTTACAGCGATGAGTTAATTACGTTTACCAACAGTGGTGGTACGCCTTCAACGCAAGCCCGTTACCGCATCAACGGTGTGTTGGATGCTGGTGAATCTGTGCTGTCAAACATTGACCGTATCATGTCTGCTTGCGATTCATGGATGACATACAACGCTGCATTGGGTCAATGGTCGGTGGTTGTTAACAAGGCAGAGACTGCGGCTTATGCGTTTACCGACAACAACATCATTGGCGACATTCGTGTAAGTGCAACAGACATCACCAGTTCTATCAATCAGGTTGAGGCTAGGTTTCCGTTTAAAGAGAATCGTGACCAAGCAAGTTTTATTAACATTAAAACGCCACCTATTCTGCTGTATCCAAATGAGCCTGTTAACAAATACAGCATCACATATGACTTGGTAAACGATTCTGTTCAAGCCAGTTACCTTGCAAATAGATTGCTTGAGCAAGCCCGTGAAGATTTAATTGTCAGCTTCAACACAACATACTTTGGAATCCAAGTTGATGCTGGTGATGTTGTGAGCGTGACCAACTCTAACTACGGCTGGAGTGCTAAGTTGTTTCGTGTGATGAAGGTCAATGAAGCATCATTAGGCGATGGATCGCTTGGCGCTCGTCTTGAGTTGAACGAATACAACGCTCAAGTCTATGACGATCAAACCATCAATCAGTTTGCGCCAGTGCCCAACAGTGGCTTGCCAAACGTGGGATTTTTTAGCAACTTAACAGCGCCAACAGTTGCTGGCTTCCCAACAGTTGCATTCCCTTATTTCAATGTCACGGTAACTGTTCCGACAACGGGTCGCGTAACTTTTCTTGAGTTGTTTTACACCACAACAGCAACTCCAGCGGCAACTGATTGGAAATTGTTGCTTACCGCGACTTCTGCCAACTCAGAACCTTTTGCAAGTTCAAGTTCATTTGTATTTAGCAATCAAAGCCTTCCAACTGGCACTTATTACTTTGGCTACATTGTTGGCAATGAAATCAGTCAATCAATAATCAGCCCACTTAGCGCATCGTTTGCTTGGAATCCTACTGGTCAGATAGGGCCAGTTGGTGACACGGGGCCAAGAAACGCACAAGTATTCTTCTACTACAACACCGAGCAAGCCACAGCCCCAACAGCGCCAACAACAGCACAAGTCGCTTATAACTTTTCTACACAAGTTGCTACGATTACTGCTCCCGGTTGGTCGGCATTGTTTAACCCGTCTGCTCCCGAAACTACAACGGCAAACAACAAGTATTGGGCTGTCAAAGTTGCTTTTCAAGAAGTTGATTTTGGAGGCGCTTATACAGAAACAATTACGTCTGTGTTTACTTGGCAAAACTTTGATGGCCTTGTCACATTTACAAACCTTGCAACAGCAACAGGCCCACTTGGAACAGGTGTTACTTTTATTGATGGCGGCTCAATTACCGCTAACAGTTTGACTGTTAACAAGATTACATCTGGAACTACTAGCACACTTAATGGTGGAACATTCGCTCTTGGTGCAACTGGAACTGTTCTTAACGGCTTTTCAGGTGTCGGCGCTTTTGAAAGCAACACTGATGGCAAATGGGGAGTAATGGCATTTTTGGAAAATGCTTCTGCCACTCAAGGGGCTGGCCTTGGTGCTTGCGTTTTTGGTAACGGCGCACCAGCGTTAGGCGCTTTTTCTTCAACCAGTACCTCTTACAACTCGTTCTATACAGCATTTGCTGGAGCCACAAACTCAGTTGCTGGCAATGGTCGATACAACAGAAGTATCGGTACGCCAAACAACATGGATTTGATCCCGGTCAATACATCTGTGTTGAACAACAATGACAACGCTGGATACTTTGCTTATTTTGGAGCCACAGCATCAAATCGTGTAACTGAGGCATATCTTGCAAACACCACAACATTGTCTGCTGGTGTTTTTAGAAGGTACAACACTGCTGGAACAACTCTTGTCAATGAAACATATCTAAACAATGGAAGCTATTCGGTTGAGTCAACTCTTGGGGCTATTTACTCTGCTGGTGGTTACTTGCCATTTACAGGAGTACACGATGGCTTGATTGAAGAATCGGAAAATCTTGTTGTAGGTGATATTGTTGTTGACTATCAAGTTGAAGCGGTGCTTGATATTTCTAACATTGTGATGCTTTACAAGAAAAGCTCGACTGCAAATCAAAAAGGTGCAATTGGTGTTTGCATAGAGATTTTTGATGTTCCTCCGACCGATTGGGAAGAATACCAACAAACTGGAGAGGTTGACCCGATTACTGGCGCACCATTGCCAAATCCAACTCCTGTTCTCAACCCAATGTATTACCCCATCCCTGCTGGACAAAAAGTAATTCATGTAAACGCCTTAGGTGAAGGCTTAATCAATGTGTCTGGTGAAGGTGGAGACATTGAAATTGGTGACTTGATTGTTACTAGCTCAATTCCCGGCAAAGGAATGAAGCAATCAGATGATGCTGTTCGTTCAATTACTGTGGCGAAATCTCGCCAAGCCGTAACTTTTTCTGGCCCAACAGATGTTCAGCAGATTGCTTGTATCTACATGGGCGGTTAAAATACTGAAAACGACAAGACAGCCGTACCCCTGTGAGTACATAGGGGGCGTTACCACCTGAGTACAGGGAACTGTTATGCCAGTCTTCAGCCAAAACGTCATTACCCAAGTCTCGGGTTTTGACAGTCCACTCATCACGGGTGAACTTGTTTACAACCAACAAACGTATTGGAATCTTGCGCTTAAAACAACCGCAACGCTTCCAAGCACACCTATCAATTTGACAGGCGCAACGATCAGCGCACAGATTGTTAGGCGAACCGTTACCAATTTACAGGACACCCGAACGGGACTATCCTTTGATATAGGTAACTACACCCCAACACCCACTGCGGTCACGTTGAGCATAGCTAATCGCGTTGATGCTGCTGGCACTTTCACGCTTGTTTTGGACGACAGCGTGTGGTCAATTATTGTTGGTGATCCTGAATTGCAGATTGACAAAGTTGATCCTGTTTGCTTCAGTGGTCGCATCAAAGTCAGCTTTCCCGCTGCTGGTGGAACGCCACAGGATGATTTGATTATTTTCCTGATGTTCCTTGTCCGTTCGGACGGCATCATCAACATTAGTTAAGGAATCATCATGGGGCCAATACAAGTAGTCGTGCAAGACGGGAATAACCTCGTCCTTGAGGTAACGCCAACGCCAAGCACAACCGTTATCCTTGACCGTGGCATTGCAGGGCCACCCGGCCCTGAGGGTACAGGCGATGTAAGTGGGCCAGCATCGTCCACAGATAACGCTCTGGCTCGTTTTGATGGCACTACGGGCAAGCTAATCCAAAACTCTGTTGGCATTTTGAGTGATGCGGGTCTTTTGTCAGGATTGACAACTGTAGACACAACAAACCTTGAGGTCACAAGCGTCAAAGCATTAGATGGAACTGCTGCATTTGCAATTGCTAACACCACTGGTGTAATGTCAATTGACGACACAAAGTTCACGCTTCAAGACAATGCCGACACTACTAAGAAAGCGCAATTTGAACTTTCTGGAAACACAACTGCAACAACACGCATTTACACGCTGCCAAACTTGACGGGTTCATTGGCAACAATTGGAACTTTGACGCAGACGTTTTCAGGAACAACAACTTTTTCTGGCGCAACGGTTACTGTTGGTTCGTCTACAGCCACATCAACGTATGGTTTAGGTTCTGGCGCAACAGCATCTGGCAGCACCAAGACCATTAACTTTGGCACTGGTGGACTTGCTGGCTCAATCACCAACATTGCTATTGGCTCTGTTGCTGGAACATCTACAACAACGGTTAACGGCAACTTTGCAGCAAACCTTGCCAACTCTACTAATTTGCCTTTATCAACTGGCGTAACAGGCACACTTCCTGTTGCCAACGGCGGCACAGGCACTACATCCCTGACTGCCAACAATGTCATCTTGGGCAACGGAACATCTGCTGTTCAAGTTGTAGCCCCCGGCACAAACGGCAATGTGCTGACATCCAACGGCACAACTTGGATTAGTCAGGCTGTTCCTAGCAGTATGGTTTACCCCGGTGCTGGCATGGCTGTGTCTACTGGTACAGCATGGGGAACATCTAAAACAACCCCTGCTGGTGATGTTGTCGGAACAACTGACACGCAAACATTGACAAACAAAAGGGTCACGCCTCGCAGCTTGGATATTGCAAGTTCTGCAACAATTACCCCGCCAAGCGATACCGCAGATCAATACGAAATTACAGCGTTAGCTACTGCTGCAACAATCGCCGCGCCATCTGGAACTCCTACTGATGGTCAAAAACTGGTACTGCGATTTAAAGACAACGGAACAGCACGGGCGTTGACTTGGACAACAACATCAGGCGCATATCGCGCTATTGGCGTTACATTGCCAACAACTACTGTATTGAGTAAAGTTTTATATGTTGGTTGCATCTGGAATGCTCAAGATAGTTTTTGGGATGTTATTGCTCTTGCACAACAAGCATAAGGAAAAGACATGAAAATCGAATTTGAATTTGACACGCCTCACGGAATGTTTCGAGATGCTTTGTATCTTGAAGATGACCACACATTCACTGATGAAGAAATCCAAGCCATGAAGCAGCAGCGTGTGGATAACTGGATTGCTCTTATGACCTTGCCTCCTGTTGAAGACCCGCAAAACCAAATAAAGGTTGATGTGGAGCAATACATCAAGGTGGTTAAGTAATGGCAAACAGATACCTTAGAGCTTTTGGTGCGGATGTTGTTTGGGACGCTACAGACACATCAATTTGGGCGCAAGTTTCAGGTGGCGCTACAGGCTTTTCTGTTCCCACGCTTGCTGATGATGTATTTATTGACGCCAATACACTCATAGCGTCTCAGCTTGTAATAGGAAGCAACGCTTTTTGCAAAAGTTTGACCATCACAAACGCTGGCTCGTTTAATTTTTTATTTCAATTCTTTACTTTAGAAATTCAAGGAAACTTTGTAATAACGTCTACCACAATAAGTTTTCCAGACACAGGAAATATTAACTTTACTGGAACTGGATCATCTTTATTAACCACAAACGGATTAACGCTAAATCAAACTATTTCTGTTAATGGTCGCAATCTTACTTTGGGTGGCGCATTAAATACCAGCGGCAATTTACAAGTTGTTTCCGGGACATTTACAAGCAGCAACTTCAACATCACAACAACTGGATCACTTATTTCCACGGGAAGCGCCACAAGAACTATAAATTTAGGTAGCTCTACTGTATCTGTTTTCATTGTTTCTTTTAGCACAGACGCATCTTTTACATTTAATGCGGGAACTTCCAACATTATTGTAGTTAGCTCGGTAGCAGGTGGCAACAAAGTTTTCAACAACGTCAGTTCTTTAACTGGTGGCTTTAATATAAGCGACTCAAATACATTTAACAATTTGTCTTTTGGAGCTAGAACATCTACCGGAATGAATTTCATCGCCATTTCTGGAAATCAAACCATTAACGGGACTTTAACAATTCTTGGTGGAGCCGATCCAACGAGGCGAACTTTTATGCGGTCTGGTAATGGCGTGGGTCAATCCGTTACATTGACTTGCGCTGCTGTTGCATTATTGACCGACATTGATTTCCGAGACATCACAATTGCTGGCACTGCGGCTCCTGTTTCTGGAACTCGTTTGGGTAATTGCGGAGGCAATAGCGGCATTACATTTCCCGCAGCCAAAACGGTCTATTGGAACCTTGCTGGCAGCAACAACTGGTCTTCTACTGCATGGGCAACGTCTGCCGGAGGAACCCCTGCGGTAAACAATTTTCCGCTAGCACAAGACACAGCCATATTCACGGCAACAAGCCCCGCTACTGGACAAATCACAACTGTTAACTTTGACTATAACATTGGCACGATTGATATGTCTGCCCGTACCAGCAATACAATGACGCTGGCAATTGCGATTGCACCAGCAATCTACGGCAACTGGATCAACGGTACAGGGTCTGCTTTTTCAGGCACGGGGCGTATAATATTTTCTGGCCAAGGCGCTCAGACAATTACAAGTGCTGGTATTACATTTACTCAGGGTTTTACGGTAGATTGCGGTAGTGGCTCAGTATCACTACAAAGCGCGTTTGCAACGAACAGAAGTTTATCAAATGCTTTTATTGTTGAGAGTGGAACATTTAACACAAATAATCTGTCCTTTACTCTTAGCGGTGCTTCGGGTGGATTTAATAGCACATCTGGCAAAACAACAGCCTTAAACATTGGTTCTAGCACATTGTTTATTGCGCGAACTTGGTCTACTGCCTTGCCCCTTGCAGTCTCTGGAACGGGCAGCATTAGGATGACAAGCGCATCAACTAAAACCTTTTCTGGTGGAGGTATTCAAACCTTCCCCACAATTACCCAAGGCGGCAGCGGATCATTAACAATAAGCGGATCAAACAAGTTCGCCAACATTACAAATACGGCAATTGGCACAGTTTTATTTACTGGCGGCACGACCAATGAATTTACAGCGTTTAACTTAAACGGAACAAGTACCGCTATTCGGCTGACGCTTGGCAGCAGTAACACTACGCAAGCAATTTTAAGAAAGTCAACTGCGTGGCTGATGGGCGCTGGCTCTTTAGACGGGGGCAACAACACGGGCCTAAGTTTTACTGCTGGCGGCGGCATTGATTTTCTGTCGGTCAGCTATATCAACGGCACTTTGGTAGGGCCACCTTCCTCAACTCAAGGCAATTTCTTTGCTTTCTTTTAATTAGCACAAGCCATGACCACAATTGACGCAACAGAAGCACGACTATCAACACATGAAGAAGTCTGCGCCATTCGCTATGAGCAAATCAACGCACGGTTAAAGCGCATTGAAGCTATCTTGATGAAGACAGCCGGGATAATGATCTTGTCAATGGCTGGAACAATCTTCTCTGCTGTCTGGATACTCAAGTGAAAGATTGGGCCGTTAGCTTTATTGCAGCGGCCTGTCTTGTTGGCATGGTAATCTGGTGCGTCAAAGTGTTTATTGAGGTACTGATGTAATGGAACCGATCACGTTAGCACTGGCTGGCATGGCTGCTATTCAAAAGACCGTTGCCATGATTAAGGAAGTCTCTGGAACAGTGGATGATGTTCGGAGCCTTGGCCCATTGCTCGGCAAATACTTTGAGCAAAAGCATGAAGTCACCAAGGCGTTAGACCAAGCCAAAAGTAGTGGCGGCTCCAACATGGGTAAAGCCGTTCAAATTGAACTTGACCTGAAGGCACAGAAGGACTTTGAGGAACAGGTTAAAGGGCTATTTTTCCCGAACAACATGGATGTGTGGAACAGCATCATGGTTCGTGTTGCGGAGATGAATAAGCAAGACAAGATTGACGCACAGCTTGCCCGTGACCGCGCATTGAGGGCAAAGCAAAATCGTGAAGAACTTGTTGAAATCATCATCGTGGTTTGCGGCTTAATACTAATTTTTCTTTTGGTAGGCTTTGGAGTCTATCTTCTCATGGACGCAAGGAGCGCATAAATGTTATCTCTCATTTCTACCCTTGGTGGATTGCTAATCTCCGGCTTGCCCAAGCTGTTGGAATACTTCCAGAACAAGGCTGACCAAAAGCATGAACTGGCTTTAGCTGCTGTGCAAACAGAACGTGAACTGGCTCTGGCGGCTGCTGGCTTTGCAGCCCAAGCACGGGTAGAAGAAATCCGCACAGAGCAAGTTGCCATGCAGACTGACGCTCAGATGACTGAGGCGGCTCTCAAGCATGACGAAAAGGTGCTGGAGAAGGCATCTACATGGGTAGCTAACTATGTGGGTACTGTGCGCCCAACAGTCACATATATTTTTGTCATTGAGTTGGTTTTGGTCAATGCGTTTATGTGCTGGTATATGTACAACCATCCGCATTTGATCCAAGGCATTGACGATGTAATTCGTTACTCTGAACTGGTGTTTTCCAGCGATGAGATGGCAATGCTTGGCGGCATCATTGGGTTCTGGTTTGGTAGCCGCAATTGGGGTAAGAAGTGAAACTGAGCAAGGCGGGTGAAGACCTGATGCACAGGTATGAGGGGTTTAGGAATAAGCCCTACCTATGCCCTGCTCACATCTGGACGATTGGATACGGTCATGTGCTGTACCAAGAACAGATCAAATTGCCAATGGTGCGTGTGCCTGATAAGCACACACCAATGATTCGCAAAGAGTACCCACTAAGCCCGGAGGACAGCCGTGTCTGGTCTAAAGAAGAAATCAACGAATTATTCCGAAAAGATGTCGAGCATTTTGAACGTGGTGTTCTTCGACTTGTTCCCGGCGTTGTTAGCCGCCAAGGCAGCTTTGACGCTCTGGTCTCTATTTCCTATAACTTTGGGCTAGGCAACCTCCAACGCTCTACTATCCGTATGAGGGCTAATAGAGGCGATTGGGAGGGTGCTGCTGACGCTTTCCGAGTCTGGACTAAGGGTGGTGGCAAAGTGCTGCCGGGACTCGTTAAACGGCGTGAGGCTGAGATTGCCTTATTTCTCCAAGATTGACACTGGAATGTAGGCACAAGCCTTTGATGCGCTTGTCTCTACATTCACAACTGGAGTGCGTGGGCCAGTTACTTGTTCAGGGTGGTGAAGCCAACGCTTGCAATTGCGGCAGTAGTTGTCGGGGAACTCTGGTTCACACCGACAAACATCAAACATTAGATGGTGCATTGCCATATTCCAACTCAAGCAGCAACTCTAGGTAATGGATTGCTTTGCGAATGTCAGCAGCACCATTCTTTTCTTTATAGCGAGTCACATACTTCACAACATTGCCCTCACAAAAGCCAAGGTTGTTTGCGTGAATGTAAACAATCGGCTGGATGCCTTTGTCCTTGTAGTGATTGCCGGACTCTTGTTTATCAAGAGCAGAAGTAGTTAGGTCAAAAATCATTACGACTCCTTAACAAAAATGCCTTCTGGCGACAGATGACCCTTGCGGTCTTTAATCTGCTCGTAAGCGTGTTTAAAACAGGTCACAAGGTCAAGATCAGCCGTGGCGCAACCCATCACAAGGGTAACCAGAATATCGCCGTATGCGTCCTTCATGGCTTCTCTGTCTTTGTCTTGGATCGCTTGCATCAATTCGCCAACTTCTTCTAGCGTCTTGATAGCTTGCGCT